CTGAATCATAAAATAACAAAACTGATTCTGGATATTTATCCATATACGATTTAGCCATTAATAAACTAAATGCAGTTTTAAAATGTTTACTTGGACCAGCCCACATAGTAAATCCAGGAGTAAACCCGCCATCTAAAGATCCTGATAACGCCACGTTAATAATTGGAATTGGCGTTTGAATCATATCTTTATCAACAAAGAATTTTGATTTAGAAAGAACCGAAGTTTCTTTAATTGTGCTATTCTTTTTAATTTTATCTAACAAACTCATATTTTATTTTCCTTTATTCGTCATAATTAACAAAACGTTTGGTAATCTCTTGATTTAAAATATTATCTAATTGTAATCTTTTAGAATTAAATGCAAACTCAGCTTCAAACTTTAAACGTTCAACCAATTTAAAATGTTCTTGTGAGTACATTTCTTCACCATCTATAAAATCTTTTCCGTGAATTAAAGTCATATCATTAATTATCCAAAAAAGTCATCAATACAATTTCTTCTTTCATAAGACCAACCAATAGATTGTAACATACCATTTAATGGATCCAAGAAAGTTTTTTCATACTGTTTATCGTAATCTACATATTGTTCTAAATCAAACTCAGGTGGAATTGAAACTGGAAATGAAATTACTTCATGTTTTAATGGATTAGGTAATTTTAAATAACAAAATTTAATATGCGCACCCTCGCCAATCATTTCATATTTGTTCTGAAGATTCATTTCACGAAGTTTATTGTTATATAGTATCGACCCTTTAGTGTGAATTGGACATTTATTACCATAAATCGTTTCTGAATCAGAATACTTTTCAATACCATTTACTCCACGAGGAAATGCAATCTCTTCAACAGAATAATTTTTAAACTCAGATTTAACCGCAGCTACAAAATCTTGAATATCACCTTCAGTTCCGTTTAAAATCAAACCAACTGAACTACGAAGTTTATCGCGAATAACTAATGGAGTTGAAGATTTAACAACTTCAAGACCCATAATTTTTATCTTAGGTTCGTTATAAACAACACCTTCATTTTCATACACATTTAATGCATATCGTTTTTTACCAGTCCAAAAACCATTAGAACTAATACCCTCAAGTTTAAATGAAATACAGTTACGTTTTACATGAGTATAGGCTTGCAAATCATCACAACATTCATTAATAATTGGATCAATCTTTTCTTTACAAATTTTACTTAAAACAGGAACAATTTCTTTAAATTCTTTATCAGAATAAAATTTATTAACAATAGGTTCTAACGAAAGATAAATTGAATCTGTATCTTGATAAATTACCCATGGATAATCAGCTTTAAACATTTTATCTAATTTTAATTTAACAAATTCACCAACGGAAATAATAATGTATTGACCAGATAAAGTTACAGCTCGAGCATTTTCTAAGGTGTAATATCTAAAGAAAGCGTTACCTAAAGCTCCATACAAACTATTCATAGCAATTTTAAATGCCATCTGCTCATTATTAAACTTTGAAATTAAATTAGATATTCTTTTGTATTCTTTTTTATCATAATCTTTATTAGCTTTTAATAACTCCATTTCAGATTCGTATTTTAACATTGTTGATTTCGCTTCTTTACGTTTTTTCATATAAACGTCAATCAACTCAGGAATCATACCAACTTTGTCTTTGCGATACATAGCACCATTAGCTGCAACAGCATATTCTTCTGGGAAAGTATATTCTTTATCTAATAAACCTTTAGTTGTAATATTACCATCAAACATACCAGTAAAAGTTTCTAACGAAATATTCCATGTTTGTAAAATACTTGGATACAAACTAGTGGCATCGAAACTAGCAATATTACGATAAAACCCAGGAACTGGTTCACGAACAAAAGCACCTTCAAACTGTTCATTTTTACTATTTTTAGATCTAGGCGGAATTACAATTTTATTCGCTTTTAAATGATTAAAAATAATTGCATCCCACATTCTAATTTGGCTATAAATATCACCATAATTAATTTTGGCCAAATAACTCATGGTTAAGCACAAATCAATAAGTTTTTCTGAATCTTCTAGCTCATCGACTCTATCACAGTCGATAATGTTATAATCCACAAACTTATTCCAACCATTAGTGTAAAAATCTTTAAATGTATCAAATTCACTATGATCTAATTTACCATGACCTAAAACTAACTGAGCTACAGTTTCTAATCGTAAATTTTCTGGTTTTTTCTGTCCGTATTTTTTATAAAGATCTCGAAAGTCAACAACGTTAACTCCAACAATTTCAAATAGAGTTGTTGGTTTACCAAAATCGTCTTTAGTTTTTCGTTCTTTAATCCTGTTCCATGGACTTAAATCCTTAACTCTATCTTCGCTAATAATTTTAGCAATACGATTAACAAGATATTTTATATCGAACCCTTCAACGTTCCAACCTGTAATAATATCAATATCGCTATGTTTCCAGAAATCAACAAAACGGTTCAATAAAGAATACTCATCATCACATAAAATAAACTCACAGTTTTCTTTTTTATTTCCAGTATATTCTCTAGACATAAAAGTTGTAGAGCGTTTTGTTTTCATGTTTTTCATAGTGATAAGAAGAACTTCTTCTGCTGCTAAATCAGGAGATGGAAAACCGGAATTTTCTGTTGCAGTTTCGATATCCAATACATATGAATTAATGTATTCTATATCCCAATCAATAACTTTTGGAAATTGATCAGAGATAAATTGGACATCGAATCCGATATCACCATAAATTTCAAAATTATCTACATCTTCGTATCTTTTAATAAAATCACGGGTTTCTTTAATATCTCCAGGTTGGATTTCTTCAACATATTGACCGAAAAGATTTTTCCAATCACTTTGTTTATTTGATTTAACATAAACTTTAGGCGAATATTCATATTTGAACTGAACTCGCTTACCATTTTCAATCCCTTTGTATAAAATACTATTCCCTAATATAGATACGTCAGTGTAGAATTTTGACATTTATTTTCCTGTAAAGATTTTTTGTGGCGCAGTTAAGATTTTACCAAAAATTTTATTATATTGTTCAACAAATTGTTCATCTGGTTCAATATAGAATACAACTAAATTTTTATTAATTTCAATCTTATTTTTATTTTTTGGGTTATTATATTCCGGAAATGGAGCAAAACCAACTGATTGTTCTTTTGGATTTTCCAATGAGTCAGTAATAACTAATTGAATCGTATCTTCGAATAAATCACATTCAGGTCTCGTTTCGCATGGACCAAGATATGTTCCAAGAACTGTTTCACCAGATAATAATTTAAATTGTTTAACTGTCATTTTCTTCCTCAATTTTATGTATTTTAACGCCGCATTTTTCAAGAAAACGAATACCTGCGGCTGAACGATATTCGTTTTTATAATATAAAGTTTTTATACCAGAACTGTATATAATTTTTGCGCACTGTAAACAAGGACTATGAGTACAAATAATTGTTGCACCTATACCAGATTCTGTTGAACGCGCTAACTGACTAATTGCATTTGCTTCAGAATGAATTAACTCATCATAGGTTTTTAATCCTTCCCACTCATTTTTATTGAAATTATACGTGAATCTAGCTTGTTCGTCAAGAGGTAATTTTGAAAATTCAACATTATCAATAGAAACTGGATATTCACAATCATTAGGCGTCCACCCTGCAGGCATTCCATTGTACCCACAGCTAATGATACGATTATTCTTTACTATGACCGTACCAACTTGTAAACGAGTCGCATAGGACAACTGAGCAGTTCTCTCGGCGACATCCATAAAGTATTTAACAAATTTATCTTTCATTTTTTATCAGGGTTAAATTCATCATCAATATCAAATATAAATTGCTTTATAATATAAAACGCTTCTTCCATATTACTTTCACTAATTTCCATATCACACCTTGCTCTAATTATTTCTGGCGTAATTACTTTTAATTCTTCATAGGTATAAATTGGATTTTCATCAGCTCCAGCATACCATAAAGCTAGTTTTTGAGTTTCTTTTGTTTCACCGGATTCAGTTGTATGAAATGCATACCAATCTGAACAAGACCAACGGCTATAAGACATAATACCTCCTACATTTAAACTATAATAATATTATACTATATAAGTCATTTTTCGTCAAGCAAAAAAAAGGGGCAACCATTTCTGATTGCCCCTATAGTTATAAAACCTAATTATTCTATTTGAAATATTTTAGGCTTTTTGTTATCTGGTATTACATTTCTTAGCGATACATATAGCATACCATTAGATAATGATACTTTATCGACTTCAACTGTATCAGCTATAGTAAATGTTCTAGTAAAATCTCTTTCAGCAATTCCTTTATATAAGAATTCCGAATCTTTTTTAGATTCATCTGTTTTAATTTTACCTGTAACAACTAGTTTACCTGTATCTAAAGTAACTGAGATTTGATCTTTTGTATATCCAGCAACTGCCATTTTGATAACAAACTTCTCTTCAGACTGTTTAATAATATCATATGGAGGAAACCCAGTTTGCGGCTTTTCCAATTCATTGATTCTACGAAATAATTCGTCAAAACCAATTAATGCTGAATTATGAATTGTTCTAAAAGTAGTTAAGTCTTTAGCGTACATATTTTTCTCCTTAAAAGCAAGATTTAATTTCGACCCCCGAAGCAGGTCATTTTTCCACGAGAATCATTCTCGCAAAACTATTTAGCCGCCAGCAAAAACGTCTCCCGACCCTGACGCTGAATGGCCACAAGTAGCGGCATCGCCAGCTCGACAAACTGCAATGCCATTAACAAATACTGAACCAGAACCAGCAGCCATAGTTGGGGAATCATGAGGGGCGACCCCATGACCTGTAACTACATCACCTATTCTAACTGCTGCAGCTCCATTAACAAATACATCACCGGATCCAGCAGCTAATTTACCTCCAGCTGAATCCGTACTTTTTCTAGTAACTCCAGGCATTATTTTTTAACTTTGCCAATGTTATATTTACTAACCAAATTATATTCATCTTTTTCTTTATACGATAAAATTTTAATTTGACTAATAGGAACTAACGGAGATTTACATTCATCTTCGCGTCTAATTTCCAATAATTCCCAATCTCTTAAAAGATTTACAATAGTATTTCTTCTAGCAATATCATTTTCACTAATTTCATGAGATTTGTTATCTAGACCAAATAATTCTTTAAAATGGATAATTACATATCTACCTTGTTTATGTAAAATATGACATGATTGATATAAAGTTTTATCTTTTTTAGATAATACGCCAATTCTAGATAATGTTTCTTTAATTTTTAAAAAATTATTTTCATCAATAAATACCTCAACGCCATATCCATTAAAAATGTCACTCATTTTATAACTCCTGTTTTATCAACAACTTCCTTAATTTTATTAATTTGTTCAGGAGTAAG